GCCAAGGATGCTCCGGTCACCGCCCGCCTGCGCGACATCAAATTCTCCAAGGCCTTGGCATTGATCTTCAAGAGCGTCGAAACCGCGGATGTCAAGCTGGGTTACACGCTGGATGAGGGCGTCATCACCATCCACCAGCATGTCGAACAATACGAGGGCGGCGGGGGTCGAGGCGGCGGCTGCCAGGTCGCCGTGGGCAAAATATTCGAGCGCCTCGATAATGCGCAGCTCTTTGCGGAGCGTAGCGGCTCCGACGGTTGCGACGAAAAACGCCTTATAGATGCGGGTGGGACGGGGCTTGTTGATCGTTGCGCCGGGTCCGATGGTGTAAGACGCAACGTTGGCGGTGAGCGCTGCGGTGACGGGCAGGACCGAAAAGATCAGGCCTTCATCGATTCCCCACGCATCCCACTGGTTGTTGAGTTCGGCCAGCGCGTCGGCTGAATCCGAAGTGTTGGGGGTTCCGCCCTGCTGGTTGATGCCCAGCGTGGTGAGCGCGCCCGTAATGATCACTTGTCCTGTCGGCACGCGCCCTCCAGTTGGGTTTGAGTTTCTTCAGTTAGGCTTTGGCTTTTTTCCCGTCGGCCTGGCCGGCGAGTAGCTTCGAGACCATCTCGGCGAGAGCGACCAGCTTGCCGTCCTGATCGGTGATCTTGTCCTGCATGGCCTTTTTCTCGGCCGCTGGATCAAGCAGAGCGATCTGTACCTTCGGATACGGCTCGTCGCGGTAACCGTCCGCCTTCGCTTGCGCGACGGCTTTCAGGTTGGATTTCTCGATCGCGGCGCGGTCGTCCTCGTCTTTGACGCCGACGAGGCTCACTCCCACCGTTCGCTCGCCCAGGCCAGGGTGAAACATCATCTTGGGCCAGGCGTTGTCGGCATGGTCGGGATTGTAGACCGGCGCCACTGCGTTTTTCTTGCGGCCGGCAGCCAGGTTCAAAAGCACCTTACTGTTGCTGATTTCCGCTTGGCGGAAAGCGTCCATGGTGTCGCCGTGGCCGTTGCCTTCGTTTGCGACACCCAATACTTCAACACCCATATTTGTGGTTTCCTTTTTCTGGTTACTCGGTTTAGGAGAAAGAGATCCCGACGCTTGCGAGGACCAGCCACTTGCCCTGGAAGGCCTGAAGGGTCAAGCCCGAGCCGAGCGAGGCGGCGAACGTGGCCACGTTCACACTGACGGTTCCAGTGCCGAGCAAGCCCGTTGCGGTGAGCGTGTGCGCGTTGGCGGTGCCGGAGGTGATCACGATGATCGTGCCGTCCTGAATTCCTGCCGTGGGCGCGGCCAAGGTCCCGGCGAATACGCCGGCCTTCGTGATGACATAGTTGCCCGTGCCCACGAAAATGGCGCCATTGGTGGTCAACGCTACCTGTGGCGTCTCGCTTTTCTTTTGCGAGTTGCCATCGTTATAGTTCACCCACATCCCGCCGGCGACGAGGGCCGACTGGTTGCAGTCGCGCATGATGCCGGCATAGGGAAAGATGGCGGGGAGGTAAATTTCGTTTGCGCGCACGCAGGGTCCTGAAGGGATCGAGGTCGTGCGTAGGGCGAAGCCGTTCACGCCAGGAACAGCCGAAGACGCCGGGGTGTACGCGACCCAGACGACCGCAGCGTTGTTATGGGACACGGGTCCGCTTGCAGCTCCGCGGTTGGCTCGCGAGACCGGGACGCAAATGGGGCCTGCGGCTACGGTGCTGTTGTTCGGGATCTGCACCAGCTCGTATTCCTGATCGACGTAGACGCCGGTTTGGTTCACGACGCCGGTGGTCGCGGTCAGGCAGACGGTGGTGGCGGTCGCGGACTGCGCCGCCGACAGCGTGGTGTTCGGCGTCACGGTCTGCGCCGACAGGAGCGCTGCTCCCATTGTTACCAGGGAGAGCAGCGCGGTCGAGAATTTCAGAAGTGTTTTCATGGTCATGTGTCCTTGTCGGTTTTCGTCTTCGCGTCAGCCGTAAATCACGGCCGCGGCATAATCGGCGTAGGTCTGCGCCATGCCCCACACGAAGTCCATACGCACGGTCACTTCGCCGAGCCGGCTATCCCACTGCCAGATGATCCGAATCGACAGGCCGGTTTCCGGGTCGGTGATCGTTTCGCACTTGGCGCCGTATTCCTCGACGTTCTGCAGAGGAATCGAAGCCCAGGTGAACGCTTCCTGCTGGAACGCAAAGGCGGTTTGGCAGGATGCGCCGGTCGCGCCAGCGATGGTGATCGCGGCGCCGGTGGCCGGTGAGCCTGAGCAGTTCTGATAAGGGCCGCTCGGTATCAAGGCCGGAAAAAGAGTGAACGTCGCCGCGCCGGCGGTGTCCGCGATGGGAGCGACGACCGCGAATTGCTTCAACACGCCGGGCAGCGTCAGACGGCTCTGGCCGTTGATCTCGAAGACGCCGGCGATGGTGATGCGATCGGAATAGGCGTGACAGCGAGACGCTGCCAGCGTTCCAGTTGTTCGTGATCAGCGAGGTGCCGCTCTGGTTCGCGCCGTTGACCTGGCCGGCGCCGGCATAGGTGCCGACGGTTCCCGACGGGACTTGCTCGTCGATGAAGATATCGAATTCGGCGTAGCGCCCGACCTTGCCTTCGAGGTACTGCTTGCCAATGATCTGCCCGGGATTAAACAGCGTTTGGCCAGCTTTCACGATCTGCTGGTTGAAGGCCGAGTTATAAACCAGGCTGCGGTCGCTGCCGCGCGCGAGCGCTACCGGCTCCGGGAGCGCTACCTGCTCTTCGTCGGCGCGCTCGAGCCGCGCAAGGCACCCGAGCTCCTGGTCGATGCCTTCGGGGACCTCGAGCCAGGTCACGGACATGTTGCGGGAGCCGAGCTCACCGGCGTCCATGAGGATGCGATTTCGAACCCTGTGCCACTCCTCGATGGGAGCGTCCGCGAGCCGCCTGACCAGCACGCGGCCTTTCTAGCAGATCAACCTTTTACAACCAAGTTGACCAGGCGGCCCGGGACCACGATTTCCTTGGCGACCGCCTTCCCGTCGAGGTGTCGCTGGACGTTCTCGCTCGACTTGGCGAGCTCGAGCAGCTCCTCCTCGG